GAGTTCAACCTTATGGGACGATTTGTCTACCTGGACAAAAATGAGCGTCGTTACATGTCAAAACGTTCTGCCGATTATGTCATAACTCAGACCCAAAGGATTCCCACGCCAAATAAGAAAGAGGTTCAGCTTGCGTTCAACCATCCGGTGAGTTTCATTGCCTCGACCGCAAGCAACTTCAATGCATCGAACAAGATGCATCTGGAAATAAATGGCGAACCGATTGGAGATCCAAAACCGGCGGTGCCTCATTACAAGCAGGTCTCTACCTACTATCACACAACCTACGGCACAAATCAATACACGACGATGATGTATCCATTTTGTCTGGATGCATCAAACAAGGAACACACTGGAAGTCTCAACTTCAGTCGTCTGGATTCAGCCAGGCTCATCCTGGATCAATCCATCAACGGTGACATATACGCTGTCAATTACAACATTCTAAGAATCAAGAACGGGACTGCTGGGCTGCTTTATGCATAGTCTTCATAGCTTTATCCACTTGATCTTTGGGCATAAACATGAGCCACGCCACTGCCATCCTCTCCTGGGTGAGTGTTCCGTCCTTTTTCATGGCGTCGCATGCATCTTGAAATTTCTTTACGTGATCCATAATGGAATTTCAAGGCGTTTATTATTTAATTAGTCTTGGGAACAGAGAGCAGGGGGACATCCGCCGAGAAGCATCGGGTGATGCTGTTGGCAGGGACGGGTCCCACGCGCTGCAGATCGGTGATGGGCTGGAGAAGAGACGGACCCATTTTGGCGATCAACTGGCGGTACTGGTAGTTAAGGGGGTAAGCAATACCATTATCGGACATGATCCGATCGTTGAGAAGCTGACTGGAAGTGTGAATCGTGAAAGCGCGACCATCGGCCATACCAAGACGCTGAGACATCTTTTACTAATCTAGGAGATAAAATTCTCTGACCCTTTGAAGAAAGGATTCGCGCTGGTGAATCATATTCTCGTTGGTGGTCTTGATCTCGATAAAGTCTCCCTTGACGCTCGGGTCATAAAGAATTTTGATCAAAAATTTGTAAGCCTTGGTGAGATCTTTGAAGTTCTTGGCTCCGGACATCACGATGCTGCCGGTCTTGAATACGCTGATGGTCATGTCGAACATCTTGGCTTTGACTGCTGAATAGGTCTCTGGGCTAAAGGATTCCTTGGAAACATACTTGGGGTAGTTCTTATACAGCTTGAGCAATGCCAGCTGATCGATGCCGTGGGGAAGACGGAAGGTTGCATTGATCATCTGTGTTTCCATGGGTGACATGGGGAATTTAGTGGTCTCGAGAAAGACCTCATCTACTATGTTCTGAATCTCTTTGATGATTTCCAGACCTTCCATTGGAGTAGATGAACCCGTCACATGTATCTTCCCGTTGGGGAACAATTTGACCGATCGTTTCTTTCCGTCTTTGACATCTTTGGAAAGTGTCAGCGAATTGTTGAAGTGGGTCGTGCCCATGTTCCAGCCACTCGTGCCGTTGACGAACTTCTCTGCGAACGTCGGGAGCGAAGTTGTTGCGCCGTCCCTTCCGCCCATGACCGTCATCGTGGACACCCTGGGTAACGTTGGCTTGGTGTCCTTGACCTGATCCCTAGCTTTGATGACATTCCCGAGGAATGTTCTGAAGTCTTTGGCTTCCATATTTAAAAAGAAAACGCACCTATTCTTTAATATGAGATGTGATCACTGCAAAAAGAAGGGTCTCGTGTGCATCCCTTGTTCCTGTTGTGATCGCAAGTCTCTGTGCACCCGTTGTATCCTATTAGAGAATCACGAGTGTTCAGGTATCCTGAATAAAATTCAGTCGCAGCTAGAAATGATAGAAAAGCTAAACCCTAAAATTGAAAGTGAGAAGATTACAAAACTTTAAATAGGGTTACCATGCTGATGGCGAGAATAATTAGGGCTGCGGTTCCACCAGCCACACTGGCAGCGTTGGCGATGCCCATCATACCCTCGGTCTTCACGAGGATGTTATCCTTCTCGACCAACGGCACGTTCAGCCACGGGGGGAGTGAGTAGTTCCTTTCCGGGTAAGGATTGCGGTTGAGTGGATAGTCCTGAGAACCTGGCGTGCAATAGTAGGGCGTCCTCCATCCGGCGGCGATCGTCTTCTCGCACCCCTGACTGGGCTCGAAGTCCTGAGGCGCGATGGTGCCGCCGAGAGCATCTCCGGTGGGGCGAACCGAATTCACCAAGGCCACCTGGGGGTCCTTGGATGGCGCATAGACGGTCTTGTAGGCACCACCAAGCGGAACACCTGGCGTGAAATTCATCGGGTCTGCGTACGGGTTGATCTTGTTGAGCGAAATCCCATCATTCAATCTCATTGAGGACGACATATCCTTACTTGTTATACAGTAGGAATAAATTCATACCGAAGTATCTTGCACATGGCTTTCCAGATAATGTCCTGCTGGGTGAGCTTTTCCTTGGACTTCAGTAGTGGAAAATAGGGCAAGTATTGGTCTTCGCCCAAGAGTTCGCAGAACTTGTAGAGCACGTAGGGATACGAGAGGAAGTTCTTGCGATCCTTGGGACACACCTGATCAAATGGTTCCTGTATTTCATTGAACATGAGACGGAGGCGCTCCTCCAGGGTCGGTGGCATCTCGGGAGGTCTCACGCCGGTTAGGATGTTTGTGATGTAGGGAATGTGTTCGTAGTATTTGTTTTGACGCAATTTTTTCAGCAGACCCCTCACCTTGGCGTGGGTGATCTTGGAGACCTGCTCGACCCTCTGCTTCTTCAGCTCGTAGCGCAGCTGCTCGATTAGTTCGTCTGGAATGTTGGCAGTCTCCTTGCCCTGAAATTGCTGAACCCACTCATTGAAGTGATTTTGTCTTTTGTAACTGTATTGTGTGTTTTTTGACACCTCCTGTTCATCTTGGTAGGAAAGTGCCAGACCTAGATAGAATTCACATGCCCCACAGTCTTTGCACACCATTTCGCCCTTCACGTCATCGTCGTATATATTTGAAGAATTGCATGTTTTACATTCCAGTTTCGTGAATTTCTTTGAAGCATCCACGTCATCATTTCTTGACACGCTCAGGTCTCCCTCCACGACGCGCATGTATTCTATGAAAATGTCTCTCCGGCAATTCTCTTCCTGATACCGAAGCAAAAATGGAGCCGCCATGGTGATATAATCATTTATTTTGTCTTGATCATTTTCATATTCCTTGAGTTTCATATTATATCTTTCAAGTAAACTCATTTAAAGAAATATGTTGCTATAACTTTAAATGTATAAGTTTATTGTCAAGCTTGTTGGATGGTGGAACGACGAAAATCCTTATAGGACCACAATGCCCCTGAAGATGATCTATGATATCAACACCGCAAAGGATTGCATGTTGCCGTCCGCCGAGTGGAAGAGGATCATGGAGGGCTGGCCCCTAATGAGATCCGGCGAAACATACACCACATGTTACTATCCTGACTTCAGGGATGCCATTTACGTATTGCGTAGGAAGAAACCCCTTTGCGTGGAAAACATTCGTTACGAGCAAGAATACACCTACCGCGGTTCTCCATATTCTTTGATCACCCGTGATCCCATGAGGAGGATCGGTGACATAAGTGAGGATCATGATGACGAGCCAAAGATGAAGGGTCCCGTGATGATTCAAAAGGTCGAGGCGGTCATGGAGAATGGAGAGGTAACAATGTGGGACACTCCGAGATTCCTTCGGTATGCCGGACCTCGGTCGGACTTTCATGGCTCCAAAGACATCCTTATGAGGGATCTATTTGACGCTAATGAGGAAGTTCCCGACGAGTGGCGGGTCTATATGTTTGGAAAGACCGTCGTCATCAAGAAGGACGAAATGCTCACTCCTCGGACTTTGGTGCCAGGTAGAATCTGAGCTCACCTAGAGAAGTGACTTTATACTCCAGAACGAGAGGCATCTCCTCTCCGTGGTGGAGAAGCTTCATATTGGAGCACATTGACGTAGCCTTGGTGAACAAGTTGAGATACTTTAGTGAAAATGTATCCTTCATAGAATCAAATTGTTTGGTGTCCGAATCCATCTCGTATTCTGTATACTGCTCTGCAAAGTCACCTGTGCACCGGAAACCCAACTTTTTGAATGATCGCTCGATGACAAGTTCCGAACCTATGTGTGAAATGTCCCTGCAGAGTCTCTGGAATTCCACCGTCTGAAAGGTTGTGATGCTGATCACCGGAAGATTGGGTGCATCAAACATCTCATCATTGATGTCCAGAAGTCGGAGGTTGAAGTGACTGTGACTCTTTTTGGCACTGTTTTCAATGGAGATGTTGAGCACGTGATTTTCCTCGATCTTCATGACCAAGACATCGTTGGTCGTGACTGACTTGAGCACCCTGAACACATTGGTCGTGTTGATGCCGACTATGATCTCGTTCTCGCACGAATATTCCTCGAACTGGTTGGCGTCCAGGAAAAGTTCCACCATAGCCGTTCGGGCATTGTCCAGGGTCAACATGTGAACACCTTTTTTGCTAAAAGATACATTAACATCGTTGAGGATGTCCTTGAGGACCTCAAAGATGTTTTTAAATGCGGTTGCCTGAATCGTCTTCAAGAACATTTACTAGTTTTAACGCGTGAATTCTTTAAGTAGTCACGACCATAAAGGTCATCCAGAAACTGTTTGAAACCATCTTCGCCTCGTGCCTTGAGGTAATCCTTGAATGAATTGTAACCTCGTTTGTAGGAGTAAACATTGCCGAGTGATCTAGGGACGTCTTCTGGTTTGGTAATCATCGTTCTTTTCAGTTAGTGGTTTTCTTGTTTATCTTGGCTTCCAGTTCGGGGGTCATTGGAGGTGCCAGGGGAGCGCCGTAGGATTCGAGATCAAAGAGACCAGGTGCCGAGTTGGGGTTTCCGTCGAAGGAAGCGAATGCCGAGTGGTCGAAGGACTCGATCTCGGTTGGCATCATGGAGAGCACCCACTGCTTTACCTCTGGACCCATTAGGGGGCGTCCGTCCTTGGTGATCAGGGCTGGCACGTGGGTCAGTACCTTTCTGTAGTCCGCCGGAATCGGCTCTTCGTGGATATTCTGATACTTGACTTGGTCTTTGATTGGGCACTGATCGATCAACTTGAAAATCTCTAGACAGTGGTTGCACCTAGGACTATATAACATGATAGCGAACATGCTTTCTTACAAAGGTTGATTAATTTATCGGGGATATAATTTCGCACTATTATATAAGATGCGTACGCAGACTATATTTCTCATCGCACTGGCAGTCGCGGTCGCTGGGTTTTTTCTCATGAAGAACCGCGAGGGACTCAGGTGGGATCGTGGATTTGCCGGTTTCCGTCCAGAGGTGTCCGGAGTCATCACAGAGGGGAACCTTGATATCACTGGAAATCCAGTCGAAGATGTTTCCATCAAGGCGATGATGATCAAGAAGATCTTGGATTCCACGGTGCAGGAAATATTCAAAACCAGAGGTCTCAAGATGTTCCCAATCGAGACCGTTTTCATCCAGGTATTTGATTCGCCTGACAAGATTGGGGAGCTCAAAAAGAACCGCCCGGACGTCTACGATGCTTACGTCAAGTTCCTTCAAGAGCGTGACAGGGAATCCGTGGCCACCAGAAATGGCGATGGCACCGAACAAGAGGAATTGGCTCGTACGTCTCTGATGAACTACCTGGAGGCGCTCAAGCGCGACCAGGACTATGCCACCGTCCCCGATAACGTTCCTGCCACCTACAGGTGCCGATTTCTGCTCCTGGAGACCGAGCGTTTCTATGGGTCCGAGGTGGACGTGATCGCCATGGGCGACGCGAATGGGATCAAGATCCAGGGCATCACCAGTCAGCCACTCAAGGACGGCGAGCCCATCAAGGCGTTCCGGGACACGCTCAAGGCGGGAGACTGGATGCCCTATGATACCATCGCCAACGCCAACGTGCCAAACAAGAGCGCCCTCTCTCTCGTGGACAAGGCGATTAAGGAAAAGTGGGGCGACAGTGAAGACACGAGGTATAGTAAGACCGTTGCCGCCGCAACCGAGTGGCTCGCCAATAACCCAGATGAGGATACGACAAATGTGAATTAGTAAAAACTAAAAGATTAGTAGAAATGCCCTTGAGGGTGGACGAAGTTCAACAGATCGACCATCGGAAGCGAGAGCTAAAAAAGAAACTCTATACGGAGCTATACGAACGCGCCAGTTCCAAGGTGAGGCAGGTCGCCGATCTCGGACTGCACGAAACTTGGATACAGGTGCCTTCGTTCCTTATAGGATTTCCTTCATTCGACTTGAAAAATGCGTCCCAGTATGTGGAAAGGCAGTTTGTAAATGGTGGCTTTTTTGTACAACTCTACGACAATGGTCAATTGTTTGTATCGTGGTATCCCAAGACGTCCAAAAAGATCAAAAAGTCCAAGGAGCCAAAGGAACCCGAGAATGAATTTGCATCCCTGGCAAACCTTAAAAAAGCCGCGGACAAATATCGTTGATTTAAATACATTTTATCAGTAACTATGGACAATAACCTTAACGTGCTCGTAGAAGCCAAGAAGGAGCTCCTAAATCAGCTTTCATCCACCATTCTCCCGAGTGCACTGGACTGCATGGACTCCCTCTACGCCGAGTCCAAGGTGGAGACCCAGGGGCGAAATACGCTCAAGGCTTTTCAGGAGAAGCTCTCCAAGATCCCCCGGTGGAACAATTACCAGATAGATACTGAAGTTGGAAAGTGTGTTGACCGGTGCGGTGGGTGCCTGGACGAGATGACAGCGGCGGTCTTTGTCGCCACGGTCAAGATCATTTCTTCGGTTCGCCTTTCCAAGGACTCGCGCAAGGTGTCACTCAAGATTCCCACCAACGACGTCTTCGTGCTGGGCGTCTACACCAATGTTGCCAAGCGGATCTACGAGGATCCCTATATCTATCAGGAGGTCGTGAGCAGGAACGACCGTCGCAAGGATCTCATCAAGCGGATGGAAGGGGTGGTCGAGGAGACGGTCAAGGAGATGCTTCCGATCAACCAGATCCTGAAGACCTACCTTAACAAGAATGCAGTGGACGTCATGAACGGCGAGACGATCGAGCCCGAGCCCGAGGAAGAAGAAGAGCCCAGCATGTTTCCAGGTGAAGGAGAGATCCCTGTCACCGAGCCCGAGCCCGAGGAAGAAGAAGAGGGTCCGTCATCGTTCGAGGAACCCGGTGGCGAACCCGAGATGGAAATGACCGAGCCCGAGATACCCCAGCAGAATTTCGGCGAAAGCGAGACCAAGAGTTTCACGTTCAGAGACAATATCGCACGCAAGACGATTCAGCCCGAGATCAGGGAAGAGGAAGAGGACTTTTCCATAAATCCAGGTGCGAACCGTTAAACATACTAAAATCTACTTTATCTAATAATGATCAGTGATTCTCTCAAGAACCCTCTGGTCGCAGCTTTGGTAGGCGCAGTCGTCACGATGGCTTACATTCAACTGGTGGCTCGTCTCAATCGCGAGGCTCCTCCCAGGAATGCGGACATGATCAAGCCGGCGATCTTGAACGCCATTCTGGTGGGTGCCATCGTGTTCTTTGGCATCTCGCAGCGCGAGGAGATTTACGAGAATCCCTTCCCGGAGGTTAGTCGCGGTATGTAGTTAAAGATTTTACTCCTTTTAAATAGTACGAAAATGGCTAGTGTAGATACATTTAACGAACTTCTTTTGCAGTTTGTGGATGAACTGGCCCACACGTTCCCAGAGAATACCATTGTAAAGACCTACCGGAATACGGTCAGCATGCTGATCAAGAAGGATCCTGGTGTGTGCCTGGAAACGTTCATGAAGAATGTGAAACCCCACGAGGATCTCATTCGCAATCAGGACGAAAAGATCTTCGAGGAGCTCTCGAGGAGTTACGGAATTCTTAAGACCCTGGATCTGGAGTCCATGTGGAAGTCTGAGCTTTCGGACGGGAGTCGCTCGGCGATCTGGCAGTATGTCCAGGGTCTCTACGTGCTCGGCAACAACGTCAGCGAAGAAGAGGTTCGGGCGTCTCGCGAGACCAAGATGGACTTTTCACCCGAAATGATCAATAAGATGTTTGCACCCCAGGGCGAAGATGATGGCGCCGGGTCTAACCCCCTCGCCGGTATTCTTGGAAATCTTTTGAACCCCGAGATGATGCAGGAGATGACCTCCAAGGTCGAGCAGCAGTTCGGTGACGGTCAGGGAGGTCTCGACGAGGCGAAGATCATGGGCGCCCTCGGTCCGCTCATGGGAAATCTGAGCAAGATTCTTCAGCAGCCACCCGGTGCATCCGAGTGAAAAAATTAACTAGTCAATAAATAAGAATGGAACAACCGTGGTTTAGAAATCCATCGCACCTGTTTGCCAAGAACAAGGTGCTGATATTTTGGCCTTTGGCTAAGCAGACCCCCGTGGAGAGGCTCAATGCCGCCACGAGGTTCATCCTCTACACCATGGCGATCCTTTACGTCATTAATCGCGACATCAGGGTTATTTACCTGGGTCTCACGGTTATCATGGTCATGGCTTCCATGCTTCTGGCGGGAGGCATCAAGGAAGGCATGCGACCAGCTTCGTTCGAGGACGAGGGACAGCGTTTTAATGCGACCACTCCAGGGAAGTCGTGCGAACAGCCCACCATGGATAATCCCATGGCGAACGTGCTCATGACGGACTACGTCGACAACCCGAAGCGAACGGCGGCGTGCTATTACCCGACCGTCAAGGACAAGGTGAAGAAGTTTCTCAATCAGGGAACTCCCACGGATCAGGCGGACGTCTATTCGAGCCGCAACCAGGCGTTCCGCTCCTTTCACAGCATGCCTTCCACGACCATCCCCAACGATCAGAGCGCATTCCTTCGCGCCGCCTACGGTCCCATGATGGACAAGGTCTGCCGTGACGAAACCCAGGCGTGCTATCCCAACGACGCCTCTATGTTCGGACAGTCCAGGATGCCGGAACTTCAGCAGATCCGAGGCACTTTCGGTGGCAGTGTTTAAAATCTCGGTTGATAGTAATATGGCTTATCAGCTCAACACATCGAAGGTTCTTATGGATGCCGAGAGTCTGCCGGTGGATTGTGCCTACGATCACGTGATGGCGCCTCCGGTGGTCAGCAACCTCAACTACGCCGGTTCGGGTCGGGCGTCCACTCCGATCTACGGAACCGCCCCCTACATGGCGGGCAAGGGTGCTCCGGGTTCGCTCATCCTGGTCGATGACATGCTTCGCCCCCAGTCCACTTCATTCTTCAAGAAGGGTTACCAGGGTCGGTCTTACGACTTTCCGTCGAGGGACATGTCCTGCTCGGTGCCACTCCGGACCCGGTCGTGGGATCCGACGAGCAGTCGCGCGGATGTCCAGAACGTTCTTTTTGACATCAGATATAAGTAATTTTTATTATCTAGCTTAGTTTTAATATGGACCCATTGAGTCTTGTGGCCTTGTTAGGGATTGCTGTGGCGGGACGTCAAATCGCCAGCAGTGATCGCAAAGAAGGTTTTACCCCAGAACCACTACCCAGCCGTGAAACACAACAGATGCCCTATTTCGGTAGGAACATCAATACACCCGGTCAGGAATTGACAGCCGTGACGGACCTGTTCACGGGGACGTTCAACCCGAACAACCCGATGGGCGGCGTCATCAACCCCAAGAAGGAGGTCGTGGCGACACTTCAGGATACTGCACCCAATGTTCAGTTTCCCTATGGTCAGCCCGTCTATAACCTCTACGATCGTCAGAATGTCTCCAGCCGCATGAACAATCTTTCGTCCGCCGAGCGGAGGTTCGTCGGTCCCGGTCTGGGCGTTCCCGCCAACGTGCCTGCCTATGGTGGCTATCAGCAGCAGTTCCGCGTGATGCCCAACAACGTCGGCGCGTATCGCCTCACCACGCTCCCGGGCAGGTCGGGTCCCGCCAAGAGCTTTGTGGGTCGCGGTGACGAGCGGATGACCCTGACCCAGAATCGCCCCGAGAAGACCTACCAGCTCTTGGGATCAGAGGGCAAGCGTCCCCTCGAGAAGGGTCGCGCGCAGGGACAGGGTGGCATGCTCACAGGTCAGCGTGGAAGGGAACAGTATGTGAAGACCCAGCGCCCCACCGTCCGCTCGCAGACCTCTACCCGCATGGACGGTCTCGAGTTCGGAACCGCCAAGCGATTCATCTCGGCGCCAACCCACCAGGATACACCCACGCGCAACAAGGCAAACTTCGTGGCACGCACCAACGACGTGGCTGCTCCCAGTATCCACTCATTCGAGGGTGGCTACGGAAACACACAGAAGGCAATTCTCCTGCGACCTGCTCAGCGGGGCAACAAGGGCTACACGCCACCGGGTGGTCGCATGAACGTCCGCGGATCTGCCAATCAGGTCCAGGGCGCAACCACCAAGACCCGCGATAGCGCATCGACGATGGTCGAGGGAGGAGCCGGAAACCAGTCCATCGCCCAAAATTACGATATCACTTGGAAGCAGAATAACAATGCCTACAAGGGAAATGCAGATTACAGGACAAACAACCTGGGTCTGGCAGTCAAGCAGCTGGACAGGAATCCTTTCGCCCTGTCACTGGCTCAGCACTAAACATCATAGATCCTACACTCTAGGGCACTGGGCTCCTCCACGCAGAAGAGCTCCATGGCATCCAATTTGTTCTCTTGTTCACGAACCTTTTGATCGTGAAGACGAGAAAAGATCTCCTCGTGCTCCATCCAGTCGTGGACATGCTTGTGAGGATTTTCAATCATCTTCTTGGTGGGTCTCCTTAGGTCCGCGCGCTTATTGAACATGTAGGGAGACACGTTCCTAAAGGAGCAACTGTAGTAGAGCATTTAAAAATAAAAGTCATTATATTTTTAAGTATGAGACACGAGACGATATCCATGGAAGTTTCGCCCCTGGAGTTCGAGGGAATCAAGGTTATAGACTTTGACCTCAACGTGGATGATGAAAACAAAATGGTGATCGTCACGATGTCCAGATACTTCGTTGGTGACGTTCGAGACCAGTGCATCAAGAAAGTCACGCGGAACTACGGTGGGTATCAGGTTAAAGAAGTGATTAGCGGATATTAGAAATGGAGAAAACAACCATTGAAGTTCCAGTGAACCCCTTCCACTTTGACGGAATGCGAAGTATAGGAATACCAGTCAAGGTGGATCACAAAGAACAAATGATCTACGTTGACTTATCGTCCAATCAGGGAACCGTGGTGATGGACCGCTTCCTCGAGGAAGTGCATGAAAAGTTTTCGGGCTACGAAATCAGGGTAGCCAGGCTTGACCAGTGAGAACCGCCTTTGCATACTTGGTAGCAATCATTGAATGAATCATCGGCCAGTCCATTACGTTACTGGCGTTGATAGTTAATCCAAATGGATTCAGGTTTACGAACTTTACAAACTCCTTGCCGTTCTTTTGAGAGTCGGGTGCAGTGTAATACTCCATCTTCTCAAATGAAGTCATCAGCCACCGGACATGTGCCTCGCTCTTGGGATCAAAGTTGTCCATCGTATTTATATGAATAGGTTTTTATGTCTTTAATTAATAGTAATGAGTTCCATCGACAACTCGGGAGTAGGAATCGGTGGAGGTTTCAACCTATCCGTTTCCGGTGCCAAAGGAACTGTCCAGGTCAATGACGGGAACGATAATCTTGGATCCTATCCGACCATCAAGTCCACAGCGGGAACACTTTCGGCAAGTTTATTCATAGGAGATGGCGGGCTTCTGAGTAACACCGCGGGTGTATCCAATCTACAGCAGGTGACCACGCAGGGTGCCACGACGACCGATGCAATCACCACAGGAGGTCTCACGACCACGGGAACCATCTCGGCAACCAGTCTTCTTGTGGACACGCTCACCGAAAGTCTGACCGTCGTGGGTGACGTGAATGTCGGCGGGAATGGCACGGTCACTGGAACACTCACAACCGGAACCTTGTTTCAGACACCCGTCCTGGAAGTGAGTGAAGACGCAACGATCACCGGGAATCTCACGGTCTCGGGAGGAGTCGTTAGTATCACCACAACCAACACAGGAACCAACCGACTCATCATCACCAATGCGGGCACGGGTCCAGCCATCGTGGCAAACCAGACCGGCAACCAACCTCTTGTGGATTTCCAGGACGACAGCACCAGCGTGTTTTTCATCTCGGGCGGGGAGGGGGCCCGTCCGGCTGGCTTTGTAGGCATAGGAACCACCGAACCCGCAAAGAAGTTGGAGGTCATCGGCGATGTCAAGGGAACCAACTTGACCGCGACCGGAACCCTCTCGTCTGCCGGTATCACTTCATCGGACAATGTCACCATCACGGGTGCAGACAAGTCCATTACCGTGTCCAACATTAGCACGTCCAACTTGACCGTCACGAACTTTCACAGCACCACCGGGACGATCAGCACGTCCAACATCAACACGTCCAACCTGACCGTCAGCAATCGACTTTCGGGCGGCACCATCTCGGTCTCCAACATCGAAGCGACTGCCAACCTGGTCGTGGGAGGTCCCGTGGATGTCACTGGAACCCTCTCGACCGCTGGTCTCACCTCATCGGCAGCCGTGAATGTCACCGGGACCATCTCTTCGTCGTCCACAGTCACTGGAACGGATCTGGTGGTTTCGGGAACTGCACAGGGTCTCAACCTGACTTCAACTGGAACCCTCTCGACGGCAGGGCTCACTTCCTCGGAAAACATAGAAATCACTGGCGCCAACAGAACACTTACATCATCGAACATCAACACGTCCAACCTGGTCGTAAGCGGACCCGTGGATGTCACCGGAACCCTCTCGACGGCAGGTTTAACCTCTTCGGAAAACATCGAAATCACTGGCGCCAACAGAACACTTACGTCCTCAAACATCAATACGTCCAACCTGGTCGTGAGCGGACCCGTGGACGTCACAGGAACCCTCTCGACGGCAGGGCTCACTTCATCAGAAAACATAGAAATCACCGGTGCCAACAGAACACTTACATCCTCGAACATCAACACGTCCAATCTGGTCGTGAGCGGACCAGTGGATATCACAGGAACCCTCTCGACGGCAGGGCTCACTTCATCGGAAAATATCACGGTCAATGGATCAGATAAAACCCTTACGGTCTCCAACGTGGAAACGTCCAACCTTGTCGTCAGCAATCGTCTTTCGGGAGGAACCATCTCGGTCTCCAACATTGAAGCAACTTCCAATCTGGTGGTTGGCGGACCCGCGGATATCACAGGGACCCTTTCGGTGGGCGACACAATAACAACCTCGTCGAACGTGAAAATCACAGGAGGCTATGTGCAAATTAAGTACGCCTAATAAAATCTACTCAAATAGTAAATGTCAAGCGCATACACAGGTATTGGCGCTACTGACCCGAACCACCCCCTCGAAGTTGAGGGTCAGGTTTTTGTCAGTAACGTAGAAACTTCTGGTTTACAGGAGGTCCCATTTGAGGTATACAGTGACTACACGGGCAAGGCGACACTCACAGACTCTCGTCAGCTTCGGCTTCGCGTGACTCCATCGGGGACGACTTCTTCTAACGTCCACATCGATATGGGCATCAATAACACCGACGGAAACTACTTCTTTATCAGCGAGCCGGTTCTAGACGCTACAATTACCGGAGACAAGACGACCTTCACGATCAACCAGGACGGCAATGTGGGCGTGGGGTCCAACATCAACGTCACCGGGAATGTCGTGACTTCCAACATCATCAACGACACTTCGCCGCTCACGATCTCCACGGCGTCCAACGTCCAGATTCTGAACTCCAACGTCGGGATCGGCGCGGTGCCATTTTCAAACACTCGGGTTCACATAACGGGAGGTTCCACGGCGTCCATCAC